CATTGTCTACCGGTATAGAATCTATTGTAGTTTTACTTTCAGCGTTGTTATTAAATGCTACGATAACTCGTTGTCCATTTGCGCCTGTAAGTTTAGACATAACCTTAGAAGAGATAATATCTTGCTCCTCTGGTGTTGGTTGCCCATTATTGAAGTTTACTACCGTGCGTGAACTAAATGAAGACTGAACCTCAGAAATTAAATAGCTTGAAATCTCTTCTTCTAATACTGCGTATGGGATTCCACCTTGATAATCTACATAGCTAAAGTATTTCATTCCTACCGAGTAAGGTTGAATTAACATTATTTCTACTTGCTCATTACCGAATCCAAATGCAGGAATTCTTTTAGGTGCATAGTTTCTTAAATCTTCCCAATTATCAGAATAGTAATAGGCTTCGATTTGTCCGTCTTTATTGCACTTCTCAGGTGCTAAAAGATGCACAGGAATATGATATGCCTTTAATACTTTGCTTCTATCCTTAGAATAATGTACTTGAAACGCTGCTTGTCCTAACATCTCAAAATCTAATACTACTTTACGCATATCGTCTGCGTTAATCATAGACATCATCTGAGCATACTCGTTAGGCTTTCTAGAAGCATCTACTGCGCTTAAACCTTTGCCATATACCAAACGGCTAATATTGTTTATAATAGCGTTATTAGTAGTTGAATTTTTATATCTATCAATTAAGAACTGATAGTAAGAGTTGTTTTCTCCATACGTTACCCATTCATTCTTCTTTGATTCCTCAATGACAGGTGCTTCGTATTTTGCTAAATTTAAGATGTGTAGATTACTCATAAATTATAAAGTCGTTTGTTGTGGTCGAACTTACATACTGACCATTGTTTACGCTAAATGATACCAAAGGCTGATTAGTACAAAATATCTTGTCTTTAAATACTATATCACTCCCGTTTTTTAATACCAACATATAGAAATGATTTTCAACTAAATCAAATATAGCTTCTATAGTGTGGTAATATTCACCTACCGTAGAATCGATTATAGTTACAACCTGCGTATCATTTGTTTGCTCGTCAGTTAATTCCAAAGTATCATAGCTTTCCTCTCGTGGAATGAAGCTAATAATTTGGCTTGTAGCTGATACATTTAATACTATCATACTATATTAACTTAAACACTTCGATATTGTTTTAAAAAAGAAAAGGGCAACCGAAGCTACCCTAATCCAACTATTATGAAAGAAAAACTATACAGTTACAATGTTCGCATTAGAAAGAACTGTTTTAAGCCCTACCTCAGTTGAACAATTCAAGAAGTTTGCAGGGATATTCTCCATTCCTGTGAACGTCAAAGTATACCCAGAAAAATCCCCAAGTGCCGTTCCGTTAGAGATAGTACCTGCAGTCACATCCATTCCTCTCTCTACACCTGCAAGAAAGAACTGATTGTTTCTGTTTCTTACGATAATGTGAGGACGTCCGTAAGCAAGTAACTTAACCATTTTATGTGTAGCTACATCTTGCTTTTTTAAGTTAGCAACTAAAACCTGCTCCACAAAAGTGGTTCCGTTGTCTCTTGAAGAGTTTATCGTTTGCTCAAAAGAGTTAGTTCCTTTAAGTTCGAATTTATACACGTTTGTTACGTTGTTAATGTCATCAATAACATCCGTGTTGGTAACGTTATACGTTAAATCATTTGGGTAAGAATAGTCTCCGTAATTGATAATGTAGATAGCATCAAAACCACCTACCGCATCTTTACAAGGCTCTATTCTTCCGTTTGCAATATCACAGCTCATTTGTTAAAATTTTAAATGTTATAAAAAAAGGGTGGTAGATATTCCACCACCCTCGTTATTTTATTGGTTAAGATTAGTTAGCTGAGTTAGTTACACCGTAAGTAACACAATCTCCAGCAAATCCGTATTTAGCATCTGCAGTAAAACGCATAATTACTCGTACGTTTTGAGAACCATCAAGGTCTGCCATATCAATAACTTTAACTTCATTCAAGTCAGAAAGAAGACCTGTAGCGAAGTGTAGGTTAGAAGACTGAGTTAAAAGACCTCTGTTGTCATCAAGACCATAAGCCAAGAAGATTGGAATACCATCGAAAGAAAGTGAACCGTTAGTATACCACTGAGTACCTTGTGCGTTAACACCATTAGCACCCAAACCTGATGCACCGAATCCACCCAAAGCACGGATATAAGCACGTACGATGTTAGAAGAAAGATACAATTTCAAATCTGGTTGTCCGTACAAACGTGATGGACAAGCGTCTACGATTTTACCAAGTTCAGCGATAACGTCACCTGCATCTACTGTAGTACCTGCTACCTCTTGTGCAGCTGGTAAAGTAGCATCAAGTGCAAGTTGGCGCATAATACCTGAGAACTCACCTGCAGAAGCATTGTTACCTTCCCAAATAACACCTTCCATATGAGAAGCAACTTTCTCAGCTACGTGAGCAATAAGGAAATCAGCGAAAGATTTAGGAAGAACATCGAATGCTCCGTAACCCATCTCAGCCGCCTGCCAAGTTTGGTGGAAATCCTTTTTACAAAGTTGTAGGTTAACTTGGAACTCTTCAGGATTCAATACTCTTTCAGTAAGAGTTAAAGTTGAAGTAGCGTCAAAATCACAAGTAGCGTTCTTAACGATTCCGTCAGTAGCAACACGTTGGATAACTTGCTTGTACTTAACATTTGGGTGGATAGTTAAACCACCTTGCTCTAAAGTTGGTGCAGACAAAAGTGCTGCAGCAATGTACTTACCTGCGAACTCCCCAGCATAAGTAGTTGTAATTGATGTTGTAGTAGCCATCTTTTTTTTAAATTATTAGTTAATTATTTATTTAATTTTTCAAGGATAGAATCCATTGTAGTTCTTGCTCTTTTAGAAGCAAATTTGAATCCTTCAACTTTATTTACATTCTCAGGGTTGAAAGTGATAGGAGATACTTCCTCTAATTCAACCTTATTTTCTTTAGTAGTTTCTTCAGTAGCAACTTCTGTAGTAGGCTCAACTTTTGAAAACATTTCTAACTTAGCTTTCAACTCTTCGTTTTCAATTTTAAGTGCTTCCATTTCTGAGAAGAACGTTTCTTTAACGATAGATTCAACCGTCTTTTTAATGTCTTTAGGTGCTGCGGCTTCTGCCTCAACTTCTACTTCTGTTTCTGCTTCTGGCTCTTCCATCGGCATTTCCTCTTCAGCAACTGCATCTTTAATTTCAGCGATAATACCTTCTTCGATTACTACCAACATTTTAGAATCTTCCAATTCATACTCTCCTACAGGCAAAGCTATTTTTTGGTCTTCAGCAACTATAAATATTTCTGCTCCTGCTTCAAACACTTCAGCTTCTAATACTGTAACTCCGTCTGAAAGTTTCATAGTAGCCAATTTAACTTCCATCCCAAGAAGTTCTTTAATTTGATTGATTACGTTCTTTTTCATATTTAACATTTATAACTTAATAACTTTCGTGTTTTTATTTTGTTGTATTTTTTAATTAATCTGTCTTTCCGTGTTCGTGTTTACAACGTTACTTACGACTTGATTTACCGTACTACCAACTCCTTGATTTTGCAACTCTCCTGTGCAGCATTTTGAGTTATAAGTACCATCGTCACAAAGGCATCCTCTTTTCCCGCCTTTAGGACTTGTCTTACTTAGTGTTTTTTGTTTTGCCATCTTATTTGTTTTTGATTTGTTCTAATTTACGTTGCGCCCATTCTACTCCTTCATCACCACCCCACGCTAACCACATTAATCTACCGCATCCATCACCTAACTCCTTGTCAGAGTTTTGTCTGTGTCTTTCAAATGCTGCCATACGTGATATCGTTTCCTCTGAAATGGGTTCGTTATTAGAAAGCTGACCAGCACGAATTTTTCCTACGGCAGTGCCACAAGAACCCCATCCGTTCTCTTCTGCATATCGAACTGCTATCTTTGCGTTTTCAACTGCTGCTTTTGGGTAGTCTGTATATGAGCGAAGTTCTTGTCTTTCTGCATCTACAATTATTCTTTTAATTGCTTCGAGTAATACTTCATCTTCATTTTGTGGCTCATTCGATTCCTCGTTAAGGCTCATTTCGTATTTATCTGCAAAGTAGCCTTCTATAGAAAATCCTTTTACTTTACCTTCTTTTACGTCTTTCCATACCTCATCGTTGTTTACCTTCATAGAAATCATCCACGTTCCTACAGGTAGACTGAATCCGTATTTTGCAGACTTGTCTTTTTTCTCATCTTCAATGATCCACGATTCTACCACACTCATACCACTCAATTTCTTATCGTGTTCGTATGTAGCGTTATTTTGGTTTGCTCTCATTAAAAATAACTCAGATGCTTTTCTAACCGTGTCCTTACTAAAATAGATATGATACTCTTCGTTCTTGTCGTTACGTCTGTAGATTTGTTTATTAGGAACTAAAGCAGCACCCATTAAGATACGCTTTTCAGTATCTATTTCTTTCAAC